GGGCGTCGATACGGAATACACTGTCAACCCAGTGCCACACAAGCCTATCGATGCATATATTGTTAAATGTTTTAATGAGAGACCTATCAATTTAGATGCATTATATGACGGTGCGGATCCCTTTGCTCCTGGATATGTTGAATATACACAATTAGGGACAGTAGAGGCGCCAAAAAATGATGGGGAATTAGATGAAATACTTACGAATTTTGAAAAATGTGATGCTAAATATCAACATGAGTTGTTATTAAGTTTGGAAGGGTTGCCGAAACCAATATTTAATTTGAAGGATATACCGCAGGAGTTGCGTCCTAGGATTAAAGCGGCGATCAATAAAAACATGAGAAAAGAGGTCGGAGTATGATAACTGAAAGTCAACAGCTGGTATTTGAATATGCGAATAAATATTCTGAATATTTGGAGATGTGGCCTAGTGTATGTCAACAACTTTTGTTAGATTCGATGGCCCGTAAAATAATCAAGTTAGAAGGTGAAATAGAGTTTTATAAAAAAAGGAGTAAAGTATGTTAATACAACGCACGGAAGCGTGGATAGAATTTAGAAAACGTATGATAGGTGCAAGCGATGCACCTATCATCATGGGTGATTCGCCATGGAAAACACAATATCAATTGTGGTTAGAGAAGATAGATCAAGGTTTAGTTTATGATAGTAATTACGCCATGGAAAGGGGTAATCGTCTTGAAGATGAGGCAATAAAATCATTTAACGATAAGATGGGTCTAGACATGACTCCCGAAGTCATATTATCTAAAGATTATAATTGGATGATGGCTAGCCTAGACGGCATCTCAAAGTGCAGAAAATTTATCTTAGAAGTAAAGTGTCCGGGCAAAGAAGATCATAGTATTGCAATGGATGGGAATATACCTAAAAAGTATTACCCTCAAATTCAGCATCAATTAGCATGTACAGATCTTAAAATGGCGTATTACTATAGCTATGACGGCAAGGATGGCGTGATCGTTAAGGTCAATCGTGACGAAGAATACATTACTAAGATGATCTTCGAAGAAAGGAAATTCCACGATTGCATCGTTAACTTTACGGCACCAGCTTTGACAGAAAAAGATTATGTAACAATTGAGAGCCCGGCATGGGAGGAAATTGTTGCAAAATATCGAGAAGTTAGTCAAAAGAAAAACCAAATAATCATGGAAGAAGACAAATATAAGAATATGCTTATTGCGATGAGTAATAATCGTAATTGCCGAGGAGCGGGGATTAGGCTGTCTCGTGTGGGGAGAAAAGGGTCTATCGACTATGATGCTATTCCAGAACTTGCCGATGTCAATGTAGAGGCTTATAGAAAGCCTGGAACATATTATTGGACAGTTAAGTCAGATAAAGGGGTATAATCCCCCTTTTTTCATTGAAATGAAATTTGGCTAGACGTATATTATTAGATTCTCAGTTAGGAGGGAAAAATGATTCAGCTTGACCTATTCCGTGAAATTACGGAAAGCGAAATTATTAAATCTGAAATAAATTCTTTAAAAGAATCGAAAGATAATATACGTCGAGCAATATTTGCTAGACATAATACATTATTTAATATGATCCAGAATCTAGAAAAGGAACTGGAGATATTAAAGAATGGAAGATGAGAAAGAAACGGAATTTTTTCATGATATTATAGAAGATGATGACTGGACGAAGTTTTTAAATGAAGATATTGAAAACAGATTTGTAGATGTAATTTTCACAATGGATGATGAGAGCCAGCAAGTATATTCTTGCCATATGGATACATTTAAAGGTAGATTAGATTATTTGATTGACTGTGTATGTACCCATAATCGTCAAAATTTTAGAAAAGTAGAGATCATACGAATTCGAAAAAACAGAAAAGCTTGGGAAGGATGATAGATGAATACCCTTTTTTGAAAGGGTTAGTAGTTGGAGTGTTTTCTTGTTTATTTTGCTTGATGTTTTGGAAATATTTAATTAATTTGATTATACTTTTAATATCAAATTAGCTTGCAGTTGTTATCGCACTCCATCCTGTCCCACTATTTGTGTTGATATATGCCCTTGTAGATGTGCTAGAACCATCTGTTCGTAAATATAAGGAACCTTTTGGTGCGGTAACAGAACCACTTGGTGAACCAGATCCTGAAATAATTTTCACTTCATTATTTAAAGTAATATCACCGGTTGTTAGACGGTAATTCGTAATAGTCGATGAAGTTATAGTAGAAGCTCCATTAACAAGTATATTTGCAGAATATGAAATTTCACCGGTTCCAGAAATAGCCGTACTTGTAGAAGAATTAAGATAACACATCTCTACCTCAAAAGAACCAGAACTTGAAGAAGTTATACATGCTTGGGATCCAGAATTAATTCTGCAATAATTTATATTTCCTGATGCTGTTCCACTAGCGACTACAGCTGTTGCACTATAATTTAAATTACACCAACGTAATGCAAGACTTCCGGCTGATACAGTAAAAGGACCCCCAGGATTAGATTGATCGGCACTATAAGATCCTCCGGTCATTGTATTAGCAGTTGCCCCCCCTTCGAATTGGCAAAAACGCAACTGTAAATTACCCGCCGAATGGTTTGTGAAACCAAAATCTGATTCGCCGTAACAATATTTGAATCTTATATTTCCATTAGAATTTGCCTGTTGAATAGGCATACTATCCGATCCAAGGATAAAACAATTCCAACAATTCAAAGTCGCTGCATTAGATCCTGTGCTTGAAATGCAATAATCACCGTTTGTTTTTAAACAAATTCCTGAAAGAGTTACGGTTCCTGTGAATGTAACTGTACATTTTCCATGAATTGTAACATTTTGTGATTGAGCATCGCATGTAAATGCCGAAAGATTTACCCCTGCTTTTAAAGTAAGATTCTCACTGTAAGTTCCTGGGCGTATAAAAATAGTTTCCCCTGAAGATGCAGCTGAAATTGCAGCTGCAATGGTAGTGAAGTTAGCTCCTTCAGCAATTGTTGGGGCGACAATATATTTGGCGACGCTATACCTATTTGTTGCTACATTTACAGTTGCCATATTTTCCTTATGCTGTTGTCCATATGCCTATTATAGATGTTGCCCAAAGATCATTAGTTGAAGCTTGGTAGCGTAGAGATAAACTATCTCCTGTAGCACTTCCTGTAATTGTTCCAGCAGCTGTCGTTACTGCGCTACCCAGATGAGCTATTTGTGTTCCAGTCAACTGTATAGTCAAAACACCATCCGTTGCTATAAATTCAAGTAAATCTCCATCTGCTAATCCTGCGGATGCTGGTGTTGTCAGAGTGACGGTATTGGTAGCAAAGCTACCACTATTAAGTGTAACTGTTGTAGAACTTCCTTGATCGGAATAAGGAGGGCTCTTAATTGTCAGCGTTGCGCCACTACCTGATGTTTTACTTCCACTAAGACCTAAGATATTCCAATTATTGGATGAAGGCGATAAAGCCCCACCGCTGTCTCCTGTAATAGTTTCACCTGGTTGTGTAGCAAGAGAGACAACACCAGCAGCAACACTAAAATCGGCTGAATTGAATGAAGCAATACCTTTATTAGTAGTAGACGCATCTTCACCGGAAATTGTTACTGTTGACCCAGCGCCGGAAGTATCAATTCCCTCCCCACCTACAATACTTATAGTGTTGGCAGCAGGGGTAGCACTTCCAGAATCAGTCGAAAAAGTAATTGGCACTGTAGCATCTAAAGTGACAAAACCGTTAGCATCTATATTAAAGTTAGCACTATCGAAATGGGCTACGCCATTTAAGGTGCTATCAGTTGCAGCACTTACATTAGCTCTTTGCACCTGTATTGTGTAAGTATTGGCGGCTAGGGAATTGGTACGAATTACATTAGCCCCGATAGTACCAGCGGCGACTTGCGCTCCCGTTACTGTAATTACCCCAGAAACATTTGGAACAACGGGGTCAGTACCTGGAGCTGTATTAGCATCAACGTTTACAGATTGAACGAATAAACCACCTGAACCCGCCAAAGATACAAAACCGTCGGCGTCAACTGCAAAATCACCTGAATCAAAACTGGCAATACCAGCATTTGTCAAAGAAGACGCTGCTTGAGCAGAAGCTACTTGAATTTGATAAGTTACCGTATTTGCAATAGTTCCGTCTGATTGGAGGGGGATTGCTTGGGCAGCAACTGCCTCACCAGTAAATGTAACTTGTGCTGAACCGTCTTGAACAACAGGACCAGCAACATCAGTAACGATAGATTCTATACCTGCCGAACCACCTAAAAGGCTTACGAAGCCATTTGTAACTGTGAAATTAGCACTGTCAAAATGAGCGACCCCATTTAGAGTGGTATTCTGAGCAGCTGAAGCACCAGCTTGTTGGATTTGGTAAGTAACTTCAGAAGCCATATCGGTGAATGTTCTTAAAACATTAGCTCCAACCACACCTGAAGCTACTTGAGCACCAGTAAAGGCTATATTATCACTGCCGTTTGGAACGACAGGATCAACACCAGGAGCTTGAGCAACATCTACATTTATATTTGTTGCACTTCCCCCTCCACCTGCTACTGTGAAGCGTTCTAAATATCCGTGATCGGGATTGACAGTATATGGAATTCTAGCCTCCTATGCCATTGTAGAGCCATAATGTAATATGGAATGGCAATTTAAACATACTAAATCGCATTTTTCAATTTCCTCTTTAGGAATATTTCTACGAATCCATTTAGCCAATGTAAAAAGTTTTTCTTCTTTAACTCTATGATGAAATGCGTAACAGGCAATTGGGTAAGTTTTTTTACAAATAGAACATTGATTACCCTTTTCAAGAACAATCTCGATTTTACGTCTTGTTCTGCTTGTGAGGGCTCTTTTTCTTTCATAATCTGGGTGTTTTGAAATTGCATATGGATCAACTTTCCCTTTACGATTTATTAAATTTCCTTTCCACTTTTCACCAAGTATACTTGAACTGCACTTTGCACATATTCTGGAATGATTTTTTTCCAAACATTTTCGACATTTAATTTGTCCTCCGCATACTTTACATGTAAGGATTACTCCTCTAAATCTATTTTTACCACTGGTTATCCAAATTTCTTCCATATTTAACTCCTTTGTAGGAATTAAATATTATGCATTAAACGATTTTCGTTTGCAACACATCACACATAAACATACCCGGCTCTATCTGTCCACGAGAATTCATAATCCGTGGAAGCATTACCATCGCTATTTTGAGGCCATGTTTTTGATGTTAATGATTGGTTGGCGCCCCATGTATGGAATGATATTTGCCATTTGGTTTCAGATTCTCCGACTCCGGCTTTGGCTCTGCCGATATAAAGAGGATTACCATTAACATCATTTTCACAACGTATCTCCATTTCGGATTTATAGGTTATGTAAGTGCGTCTATCGCGATCGCCATAAGAGAAGGGTCTATTTTGTCCGCTCATAGAATACTATCCTTTCCAAATATATGGAGACGGTTTGTGATCGGATTGAATTTAAATACCATTGTTACCTATGATCTTATTGTAGTTAAAACGTGATACAAATAAAAATAATCAGCTTTAAATGTTCTATTATTTGTGCCTGCACTTTTAGTTATCGAAAATGTATGTCCTATTGCAACTATTGGAATATTAGTAGTTAGTGGACTATTTGTGACTTCAGCTCCATCAATATAAAAATGTATATTTGTTGCTGATGCATCGATTGTAATTTGCAGTAATTGATAATTAGTGGCAGAAGCGGCAACACCAGAATCTTGTGTAGTTGTACCGGCACCTGCTTTTATAGAATTTATTTGCCAATTTGGTGTTGCACCTGTAGAACTATAAGAAAAATAAACACCATTAGTAATCGTATCCCCTGGGGATCCTACATCAGTTAAACCAAAAATAGTCGTAAAAGTATCAGTACCATCAGATAAATCGCTATGAATTGCTAATAATCTAATATCAAATGTTCCTCCACCTAAAACGAAAGGATTTTGACTTCTAGCGTTTTCCGCACATCGGTAAATACCTTTTCCGTTTGTATTGGTTCCAGTTGCAACTGTTGCAATTCCAGGATTTGTTGCTGTGCCTGAATCATTTCTAGTAGTACCAGCATTAGCAGTACCAATTGTGAAACAAGGCGGTGCCATTCCACTTGAAGGTGAGTAAACAAAGTCTGTAAAAAGAATCATATATTTTCTTGGATCTAAATAAAGTGGTGTTGATCCAGAAGTTCCTATTGAAGTTCCACCTAAGGAATTTATAGCTAAATTTGAATAGACATTCGAAGCACTCGCATAGAGTACATCACCTGATGTAGCAGTATTAGGATAAGTAGCAGTTGATGCAACCCAGTTAGTTCCATCTGCTCGTAGAATTGTTCCTGTT